TTGTGCGTACTTGGGCTGACATCCTTAACCAAGCTAACCTTGGATTTGAAGTCATGCACGAACGTAATGCTCACAACTTTCCGCTAGACCTCGCTGCTGCAGACGTAACTCCTGTTGCTCTTACTGCACCTGCTGTAGGCTAATCTCCGTCCGTTCATCCCTAACAAGGGACGCATGAAGTTTGATCATGGAACGGGGGTCAAACACTTGGAGATTATCATGGCTGTTCAAGTCACCTACAAGTATCGCGGCGTTTCTTACACTAAAACGGTAGTCCGTTAAAGCGGCATTGGGAGGTGCAAACCCTCCCTTACCAATTGGCGTTGGCCCTTACGAGGACACCCTTCGCCGTCTAGACGGTGGGATAGACCACAAAATAATTTAATTTTCCAAACGTTTGGGAGCAAGTCTTAATTACCTTACTCCTTTAAAATGGCATTCCAATCTTCGGTTAACCCCGCTCAGCTTACTCAGCTGGGTCAGGCTAACCTTACGGGTGATACCCGTGCTCTTTACCTTAAGCTATTCTCTGGCGAGATGTTTAAGGGTTTTCAAAACAACACTATCGCTCGTGACTTGATCATGAAGCGTACCCTGAAGAACGGCAAGTCTCTGCAGTTCATCTTCACGGGTCGCACCAAGTCCGAGTTCCATACTCCTGGCAACAGCATCCTGGGTGATAGCAATGGTGCACCCCCGGTGGCTGAGAAGACCATCACCGTTGATGACCTTCTGATCTCCAGTGCATTCGTGTACGAACTGGATGAAGTTCTCAGCCATTACGACCTGCGTAGCGAGATCTCTCGTAAGATCGGTTATGCTCTGGCTGAAAAGTATGACCGTCTTGCCTTCCGTGCTATCGCTCGCGGTGCACGTCAGGCTAGCCCTGTGTCTGCTACTGGCTATGAAGAGCCCGGCGGTACTCAGATCCGTGTTGGTACTTCTGCTAACGAATCTGATGCTTACTCCTCCACTGCTCTGGTGTCTGCTTTCTATGACGCAGCTGCAGCTATGGATGAGAAGGGTGTCTCTGGTGATGGCCGTGTTGCCGTCCTGAACCCCCGTCAGTACTATGAACTGATCCAAGCTGTTGGTACCAATGGTCTGATCAACCGTGATGCTCAAGGTTCTGCACTGCAGAGCGGTCAGGGCATCATCGAGATCGCCGGTATCAAGATCTACAAGTCCATGAACATTCCGTTCCTGGGTAAGTATGGTACCAAGTACGGCGGCACCACTGGCGTGACCGATCCTGGTAACACCGGTGACTTCGTTGAAGTGGCTCTTGAAGATGCTTCGACTGCTCAAACTGGTATCAACAACGACTACGGTCTTGCTACTGAAGTCGGTTCGACCTCTTGCGGTCTGATCTTCCAGAAGGAAGCAGCCGGTATGGTTGAAGCTATTGGTCCTCAGGTGCAAGTCACCAGCGGCGATGTGTCCGTCATCTACCAAGGTGATGTGATGCTGGGTCGTCTGGCTTGCGGCTGTGACTACCTGAACCCTGCTGCAGCTGTTGAGCTGTACGTGGGTGCTTCTGCTCCTACCGCTTTCTGATAATTTTATATCGTTTTACGGGAGCTCCTTCGGGGGCTCCTTTTTTTTAATTCCTTATTGAGAATAAGAATCAAATGCCTTACTCGACTACTGGCTCCAACACTGAGCTACAAGCTGTTAATCAGATCCTGGCGTCAGTTGGTCAGGCTCCTGTAAATTCTCTTGAGACTGAAGAAACTTTTGTACTAGAAAAGACTGATAGTTTTGTAGGATCAATTAGTGGTACTACATTGACTACGGAAACCTCTGGTATTGCAGTCGGTACCTTTATCTCTGGTACTGGTGTAACTGCTAATACCTCTATTGCTACTGCAGGTGTTGCCCAAGGCACGACTCCTGAGACGTATAACTACACGGTTAACATCTCTCAGACTGTAGGTAGCACTACGATGCTCAAGTCTATTGTTTCTTACAAAGTTGAAAACCAAACCAACCCGGAAGTTGCGATTGCATACAACACTCTTAAAGAGGTTTGTCGGGAAGTCCAATCAGAAGGCTGGTCTTTCAATAGGGAACGTAACTACACTGCTATTCAACCAGACAGTACTAACAAAGTACAGATTCCAAACAACGTTATCCAGATTGATCTCAGTCAGGATTACGTAGCTAACCTAGGACGTAATGCAGTTAACCGTGGTGGTTACCTGTACGATACTATCAAGCACACTGATGTGTGGGATAGTGATGAAACACTTTACCTGGATGTGGTGTGGGAATATGACTATACTTATCTTCCTCAACCTATCCAAGCTTATGTCGTAGCACGTGCTGCAGCTATTGTCTCTAGCCGAGTCGTTGGTGATCCTAACCAATATCAAATGCTGCAACAGAAGGAAGCGTATGCAAGGGCTATGGCTCTTGAGTACGAATGCAATCAAAATGATCTGACTTATTTTGGTGACCCCAAAGAGGGTAACTACTATAAGAGCTACAATCCATTTAATGCACTGATTCGATAATGCCCGCAGTAACTCAACTGACACCTAATTTTCTTGGTGGTGTCTCCAAACAAAATGACGACAAGAAACTAGAAGGTCAGGTATCTGAGTGTATTAACGGGTATCCTGATCCCACCTACGGTCTACTGAAAAGACCGGGAATGAAGTTTATCGAACAACTTAAGGACGCTGGTGGTACACCGTTTAACAAGACTGCTCTTGACGGTGCCATCTGGTTCTCAATTGATAGAGGTGAAGCCACGTCTTATGTCGGTGCTATTAAAGGTACTAACATCTACATCTGGAAAAAAGATGGTACGTGGTGTACAGTTACTAACACTGGCACAAGCTATCTAACTGGTACTACTGCTAACGATTACCACTTCCGTAGTATCCAAGACGTTACTGTTATTACTAACCGTACCGTTACCACTGCTATGCAAGCAGCTGGTAGCTATGTAGCTGACTCTGTAGCTACCCTTAAGCTACTGACTCTTGTAGCTACGTATGACTACACTGTAACTATTCAAGGAGTTACTACTACTGTCACTGCACAGAATACATCAACGTTTGATGACATGTTGTTGTACGACTCAGGACATGTCAACACAAGTCATGATTTAGTAGACGCTATTAAAGCTACCATTGAAGCGCAGCACACAGCTAGTAACGCTGACTTTGCAGGTACGTGGTGTCTTGAAGGTTACACTAATAGCCTTGTTATCAAACGATTTAGCGGTACTAATCAGGTACTGACTGACTACGAAAACACTAATGGTACGTTTACTGGCACTGCTGTAGCGTTTACCATTGAAGCAAAAGGTGGTCTGAATAACGACTCTTTGGAAGTGTTTGAGGATGAAGTAACTGACGTTGCTAAACTACCTATTGAATCCTTCCACGGTCATCACGTCACCATCCTTAACAGTGACTCTGCTGCTGATGATTACTACGTAGAGTATGTAGCTTACAACACTCAAAAGGGTAGGGGCTACTGGAAAGAAACCAGGGCACGTGATGTGTCTCCTGGTATTGATGCAGCTACCATGCCGCATGAACTGGCGAACACTGGTCCAACTACGTTTACCTTTGGCCCGCTCACTAGTGCACAACTCAAAGGTAGGGAAGCAGGTGATACTGTTACCAACCCTGACCCCTCATTTATTGGGAAAAAAATTACATCGACTTTCTTCTACAACAACCGTTTTGGTGTGTTGGCTGAAGACAATATCATCTTTGGTGTAGCTAACGACTCGTATAACTTCTTCTCTCGTTCAGCGTTGACTCAGATTGATTCTGACCCTATCGACCTGAACGTGTCTAGTGTGCGTCCTGTTAAGCTGATTGACGTTCTGCCTTCACCCCAAGGTCTTACCTTGTTTAGTGAGCGGCAACAGTTCCAGGTGTTCTCCACTGACACCAGTATCCTGACTCCCAGTAACTCTGTGGTACGAGCTATCTCTAACTATGAGATGGATCCTAACATCTCTCCTGTGGATGTAGGTACTAGTGCTATGTTCCTGAGTCAGGTGTCTAGCTACAGTAAGGTGTTCTCCATTCAACTACAAGACGTTGAACAGAACCCTGTTGTGGTTGACATCAGTAAGGCGGTGTTGGAGTGGATTCCTAACACGATTGATAACATCGTTGTTAGTCCTCAAAACTCTTTGGTCGTCCTTGTAGACCGTGGTTCATCGTACTTGTACCTGTTCCGTTTCTACAACAACGGTCAAGAGAATCTATTCCAAGCGTGGACGAAGTGGAAGCTGACTGGTACAATCCAAGACGCTACCATTCTAAACGATGAAGTGGTGATCATTTCTCAACACGAGGATGAGTACACTATCCAAACCATCACACTCGATGAGCTGCCCACAGGAGCCGTCACAGCAACGTCTACCAGCACGGACGGTAGTACATGCCTAGACTACGTTGCAAGGCCCACCAAGCCGCACACAAGTGTCGATGCGGTGGTGTATGATGCCAACAATGACATCACTAAAATCTATACACCCTACACTCCTATCTCTGCGACAGAAGCTACGGTGTTGCTAGTCAGTCCTGCTACGGATGAAGGCTACACTGTACAAGCTACTCCTAAAGTAGAGAGTGGTACTAACTATAACTACCTGGAAGCTCAAGGGGATCTCACCTCTTTTGCTAGCGGTATTGTTATTGGGTACAAGTATGAGTTTGAAGTAACACTTCCTACCTTCTACTTCAGAAGGAATGAGACCACTACTGACTTTACTGCTAACCTCACTATCTCCAGGGTCAAAGTGTCTGCTGGTAGAACCGGTGCACTGACGTTCAAGAGTCGTTTAGGTAGCAGCAGGGAGTGGACTGAGATTAAAGAAGTCACTGCTATGGATAACTACGGTGCTAACGATGTGCCTGTAGAGCCTAACTTCTTATTCATCGTACCTATCCATCAACGTAATACTAATTTTGAACTTAAAGTGACAAGTGATTTTCCATACCCTGTATCGTTGGTGTCGATGATGTGGGAGGGTAACTATTCACCACGATTCTATAGGAGGGCTTAAGGATGGCATTACCTGCTATTTTTGCTGGTATTAGTGCAGTAACTGCTATTGCTGGTGGTATTTCTGGTAGCATCAGTGCTAGCAAAAGAAACCAACAAGCTCAAGCTAATGCTGATGCCCAAAGAGCTGCTGCTCAACGTTCAGCCAATGCTCAGAACGAATATAACCAAGCAGTATTTGAAGCTGAAAAACAAAACTATTATAACTTCCGTAAGTACGAATATGAAACTGCGGTAAGAAGTTGGCAGTATAATCAGAGTCTTCAAGATTATCAGTACCTTCAAGCAGTTGATCAATACAGTGCTTCAATTGATAACACACGCAATCAACTGACATATAATAACATTGCAGCTATTCAAGCACGTGAAGCTGAGCAGGCTGCCCTTAATGAGATTATGTCAGAAGATGCTTTTACTCGTGAAGGGTTGTTGGTGGATCAACTGAAAGCTGAAGGTAAAGCTGGTCTTGGTCAAGCTGGACGCTCTAGGACTAAAGCTCTTCAATCTTCTCTTGCAGAGATGGGGCGTAACACTGCTGTCATGGATGCTAGTTTGTCTAGTTCTGTGGAACAGATGCAGCGTAACATGCGTGATATTGGTCTTCGTAAGTACGGTGCTGATGAACAAGCACGTGCAGCTATGATGATTCGACCTGAGATGCTGCCTGATATCCCCGCTCCTACTATGGCACCAGAGCGTATCTTTGTTGAACCTCTGGAAGTACAAGCTCAGTATGTAGCAGATCCTATTAAACAAGACACATTGTCACCAATTCTTGGTGGTATTAGTGGTGCATTCGGAAGTTTGTCACAGATAAAACCGGGTAATCCTGGTGTTCCTCCGCCGACTCAAAATTATTCCAACTCTAGCTCTTCTAATTACAGGTTTAACCCGCAAACTGGGGCTGAACGTTATGGTCCTTTTCTTTAATTAACTATGGCACGAGCACAATACAGAAGAGCCGCTCAGCCTGGTGGGTTTAAACCAGTCCAAGTGGGTGGCCAAAATATCGCCCGAATGAGGGAAGAAAGCTCCCGAGTTGCAGAGGGGATGCGTAATGCACGTAATGCTGAGATCGAAGATCGCAAGCGTACCCTTGCTGCAATGCAAGAGGATGCTGCATACACTCGCCGGGCAGAAGAAAAAAATGCAGGCATTCGTACAAGGAATGCTGAAAATGAATTAAGACAGTTACAATCAGAGGCAGCAGTAGCAGAACAACAGTTTGCTATAGATCAAAAAGCTGCTGCTTCTATGTTTGAAAGCGTAGCTTCTATCAGTGCAACCGCTGGTAAGAAACTAAAAGAACTTGAAGACCAACGGTTTGAAGAAGATCGTCAACGGGCTATCATGGAGTTTGATCCGAACTCCTTTAGCAATGCTAATCAAGTTGCAGGTGAAGCTAACCTTCAAGCTGATGAAGAGTTACGTCAAGGTGCACTGGATGGTGTACTGATTAACGGTGGTAACCCCTTGGCAGTTGCACAAGCACGTGCAATGAGTCCTGGTTACCGCTATGGTTTGGCACAAGCTCAGGCTAACTATCTTCTAACTACTGTTTACAGTCAAGAGCTACAGAAAGCACGGATGGAGAACATTGATTCTCTAGCAACTGCTGCTGATAATGCTGAGTTCTTGGTCCGTTTTAAACGTGATTTCCTGCAACGTAACGATCTTCTTAGGTACAAACCTGAGATGATCCGTGATGGTCTTACTGCGGTTCAGCAGCTGCACCAAGGTATTCTCACTAAAGCCCGGACGTTTGAAGAGAAGAACCTCTATCAAATGATGGAGGATAATCATAAAACTACTCTCACTCAAAACCCCGGTGCTTTCAACCAAAACATTCTACCTGCTTTCCGTGCTTGGGCTCGTAACCCACACAAAGGTGGTTTTGAATATGCGTTGAAGCAGTACGAAGACTTTGTAACGACTAGAAATCCTGACGGTTCTTACATGTTTTCTATGGAACAGCTCGGACAGGCTGTTCTAAAAGAAGGTGGTAAACCGTTTGCAGAGGAGCATCCTGGACGTTTTGCTGATATGAAAGCACGGCGTTACAACAGTACTATTGATTATGAACGTACTCAAAACAATCTTGATACGTTAGCATATCAAAAAGATTTGGAACGTATTACTACAGGTCTTGTCTCAGACCCTTCTAAAGCTAATGCTGCAAAAGCTATTGAGTTTTTCCGCAAAGAATATCCAAGTCGTCCTGTACCCCAAGTTCTGACTGACATCAGTAAAAACTACACTTACGATGCAATAGAAAAGGCAAAAGCGGTACAAAAATTTGAATCTATTCCAGACGGTTTTAT